TAATTTAATTTTATCTTCTTTTGTTCCCATTTGAATAGTAAATAATTTATGGGTAGCCCATTTTCTAAAAAGGGATGCATTTTTATTTCTGGATACGAATAAAACTCTTAATAATCCTTCATATGTTAGGTATAAAGTGGTTTTATGATTTTTATTCGCTATTTTAGACTCCCCTTTAGGGAGCCTAAAATTACGATTAAAATTTTTATAATCAACATTTCTTGTATATCCTTTTTCTTTATCAACAATATTATGATTTAAATTAGGCATTCCAAAACCAACACTTATATCTTTACATTTAAAATAAATATTATCTTCTTTTCTTTCACCTCTAGTTTCAATTTCTATAATATTACCATCTGTATCTTTAAATTTTTCATTATCCTCTAATAATAATATTTCGGGTGCTTCAACTATTTCTTCATTTTCCTGAATATTTACTTGTTCATTAATAACAACATCATTAATAATATTTACTGGTTCAACAATAATATTTACTGGTTCATTAATAATAACATCATCAATTTTAAAAAAATATTTATCAACCCAATTTTTAGAAATTAACAGTTGGGCTTTTTTACAATCAATATTACTTAATTTCCATTCTTTTAATTTTAAATTTAAATTTGCAAATATATATTCAGTAATAGGTATTTTTTTTCTTTCTATTATGCTTCTAGGTTTTGATTTACAACCATAATAAAATACGGGATCATAATCAAATAAATCTTTTGAATTATAATAAAAAATTTTATTAATAATAATTTGTTCTGGCTTTACTTTTGTATTCATATGATAATATATAATAGTCTTTCTTTAACATAAAATAGCTGGTATATTCATTTTATTTATTTATCACTATTATTTATCACTAGGAGACTTCATTAATGTTGATAATAATAATAATAATGTACCAAAAATAATTAAAAATAAAGCAAATGCAAACTGTCTTTTATCAGAAGAAAAAATAAATGGTATTGGATTTTCTTTTTCTTCAATTAATGTTAATATTTGAAAAAATAATTCTCTAATATCTAATATTATTTTTTCAATTGGTTCTTTATGTGGGCTATTTATAATTTCAATATCTTCTTCTTCTAAATTTTGTTGTTTATTAATCTGGATTGTATTACTTTTATCTTTAGCCTCAAAATTGGTATTAAATTTAGTAGGGTCAAATTTAACATTTTGATTTACTTTGGCTACACTTGTCATTAATTATAATAAGATTTTAATTATCTTATTAACCTTAAAAATATATAAATAATTGAAATTTATATTTATTAATATATAAATTATAATAATTATGCTATATTTAACTTGTCCAACATGTGGTTATTTTCTAGGTCAAAAGACAATAGAATGGGAAACTAAAAGTGATGCTATTTGCACCAACCCTAAATTTACAAATGAAGAAAAAGAATTAAAAAAACAAGAACTGTTATTATCATTAAAACTACCCCGTTATTGTTGTAGAATGCGTATGATGTCTTATAAAGATATCGTTCAAGATATATTACCGGTACCAAGAGATACTAGTTCAAAGTAAAAAAAATTGAATATTGATTTATAGAACACTTTATTTTATATAATAATGACTAATTATATGAATGAGGGTTTTAAAATTATTAATAACATGGGTGATGAAGAAATAATACAAATCCCATATAACATTAATAATATTTTAATAAATGAAGAAGACGTTATTAAAATATTAAATTGCTACAATGTAAAAGTAGATAAAATTATTGATATTGAAAAATTTAGAGAGGCATTTACCCATAAATCATATTGTAAAAAAAATATATATCCAGAACAAATATTATTAAATGCTAAAATAGAATTAGGTAATCCAATAGATTTATTAGAATTAAGGGAAAAATCATACGAAAGAATGGAATTTTTTGGGGATCGTGTTTTAAAATTGATTGTGTCAATGTATCTTTTTTATAGATATCCTAATGAAAATGAAGGATTTATGACTAGATTACAAACAAAAATAGAAGATAAAACAAATTTAGCAATAATGTCAAAAGAAATAGGATTAAGTAAATTTTTTATAATTTCAAAACATATAGAAATGATGCACGGGCGAACTACTGAAAGAATGCACGAAGATATGTTTGAAGCTTTTTTAGGAGCTTTATTTTTATCAAATGGTTTTGAATCTTGTTGTTTGTTAATTACTAATTTATTAGAGGTATTAATTGATTATAGTGAAAAATTATATTGTGATAATAATTATAAAGATATTTTATTAAGACATCATCATTCGTGTGATTGGTCTCATCCAAAATACGATATTATACATTTTGATGGTCCAGCCCATAGACGTAAATATATTGTTGGTATTCAAAAACATAATGCACTAGAAACTGATGATAAAAAAGACAAATATATAGGTTTTGGTATTGGTAATACTCATAAAGAAGGTGCACAACAATCAGCAAAAATGGCATTAATAATATATGGTGTTTTGAAAGAAGACCAATACTCACAATCTGATATTTATTATCCGGTATGGGATAAAATTGATAATATAGATAATAATATAGATAATGATGATAATAAAGATAATAATAAAGAAGATAAAGATAATAAAGAAAATGATAATAATGATAAAGAAGATAATAATGATAAAGCAGATAATGATGATAATGATGATAATAAATCTATATGTTCTAATAAATCAATCTAATATTTATTTTAATGATTACACTAAATAAACGCATAATTTGTACTATAAATAATTAAAACAAATATAAATTAATGGAAAATATACAAGAAAATTTTTTTTCAAAAAATAATTTGGGATTATTAAATAATAAATTATTAGAAAATTTAAATGCTAGTAATGCTAGTAATAATGATAAATTATTTATTAGCAATACATTAGTTAAAAATATGAAAAATATTTTAACTAATTTGGATTCGAGTAAAGTAAATAAAAGTAATATGCAATCTATATGTAATCAATTTAATACTATTGTTTTAAAAAATACATATACAGAATTAAATACAATAATTAATAATAAAGAAATAAAAAATGCTTCAGGAATAAAAAATGCTTCAGAATTAAAATTTGAACGTGATTTTAATTCTTCTACTAATACTAATGTTAATTATATGGAAAGACCAAAAACTATTTTAGGTCCTAATGCAAATGAAGGATTTAAAAAACCATCTGAAATAAAAAATAATTATGATTCTAATATGGGTAGGTCCAATACACTTTTAGGTCCTAATGAAGACTATATACGTAAAAATCAAGAAATTAAAAATACAACAAATAATTTTGAATCTAGTTTAGATAATTTATTTAGACCTTTGATTAATGAAATGCCAACAGAACCTTCATTTAATAACTATCAAAGTTCTAAAAGTAATCATACTGATTTTAAAGAAAGAATACAAGAAATACAAAGTTCTAGAAATAATGAAGTTCCAACATCTAAACCTAATCAAGATCTGCCTGATTTTTTAAAAAGTAAATCAACAAATGTTAAAGCAACTCAAAATGATGCACCACAAAATAAATTTAGTAATCAAATACAATCAATAGATGCTGTAAATCAAGATGATGATCTATTTAGTTTAGATAATATTGATAAACCATTAATACTAACTGAAATAGAAGAAGATACTGCCCCTTTTTCAGACCGTTTAAAAAGATTACAAAATGAAAGAAATAATATTAAATTACCCCAACAAAGTTCAGTAGATTTTAAATCAGATAAATTTGAAGATAATTTTGAAAGTTTTAAAAATTGCGAACCAACATATATAACCAAAAATAATAATAATAATAATAATAATAATAATAATAATGAATTAAAACAACATCAGGATTATGAGTTGAAACAACGTCAGGAATATGAATTAAAACAACGTCAGGATTATGAATTAAAACAACGTCAGGATTATGAATTAAAACAACGTCAGGAATATGAGTTGAAACAAAGACATGAATATGAATTAAAACAACGTCAGGAATATGAGTTAAAACAACGACATGAATATGAGTTGAAACAAAAACACGCATATGAATTAAAACAACGTCAAGAATATGAGTTGAAACAACGTAGCACTGAAGAATTAAAAAAAAAGGAATTTGATAATTTTCTTAAACAAAAAGAACTTGAAACAAATCAAAGTAAAAATAAAAATATAACAAGTCATAAAGAAATTTTTGACCAATTAAAAAATTTAAATAAAAATTTATTGAATCAGGTTTCTGCATTAAAAAAAGAACTAAGTGAAATAAAACAATTAGAAACAATAAAACATGATATATCATTAGAATTTGAAAAATTAAATGAATTAAAACAATTTAATGAAAATAAAAATAATGAATTAGGAAGTAGGGAAATTAAAAATAATAATTTAATAATGGGACTACAAAATAGAGAAATTGAATTAAATAAGAAAGATATGGAATTAAATAATAAAGATAATGAATTAAATAAGAAAGATATAGAATTAAATAAGAAATATATGGAATTAAATAAAAAAGAACAAGAATATTTAAAATTATATAATCAATATATAAGTTTAATAAACATACAAAATTATGAAATAGAAATTGCACCAGATGATTGTATTAGTAATTATCGTTATAATTTATCTAAACCAATAAAAATAACTGGTCTTAAATTATTAAATTATTCAATACCAATAAAAAAATTTAATATAGAAGAAAATATTAATAATATAATTAAATATAGTATAAATGATGAAATAAAAGAAATAGAAATTACAACTGGTTATTATAGTATTGAAAAATTAATTGAAAATTTAAATTTAAAACAAACAGATTTAATATTTGAATTAGATAATATTACACAAAAGATTATTATAAAATCTGAAAATATATTTTCTTTAATAGATACTAATTTATCTACTGATAATTTTGGTTTTATTAATTATAATAAAACATTAAATACATTTATAGCCGACCGTATATGGGATTTAAGAATTGATAATAAAGTTTATTTATTTTTAACAAATATAACTTTAACACCATTCGCAATAATAAATTCAAATAATACATTATCAAATTCTGAAATTAAATTTGAAGATGAAATATCACTTGAATATTTTGATATAGTTTTTAAAGATGTAAAAGGAAATAATTTAAATTTTTATAATATTAATCATTATTTAAATATGCAAATAACAACAACTAATTAAGTATTTCTAAAATATACTTTTCTACAAACATTAACTTCTTCATCTGTAGTTATATTATTTATAATATCATCAAAACTTTCACCTTTAACAATACGTAAAATAAAATTAATAGAATAAACACCACACTCACTGTTTTCTTGTTGATGTTGAATATTATTATATCTAATATCAAAACCTTTTAATTTATTATTTATTATTTTATTATATTTATTTAAATTTGTATCATTTTTATTCATTTTCTTTATAGTGTTTAAAATATCACCAATTTCTAATTGTTTATTATATTTTTTAGAATACATATAATTTACAATTTTATTATTAAATTCCTTAATACGTTTACCTGGTTTCTTTCCAACTGAATCAAAAAAATATAATTTATTATTAATTAAATCAGTATATAATGCAACCCAATGAGAACCAGCTTGGTGACTAGTATCTAAATTAATAACTAATCCTATTTTAGTTTTACCATTTTTAATAAAATCATCAAAATTAACATCACTTAATCCTAAAATCGGTATGCTTTCAAAATCATTAGGAACTGCGCCTAAAAAAATAAAATCTTTATATACGTCATGATACTGACTAATAACATCATTAATATTTGTTGTGTTTAACCAATCATATTTTTTTGATGGTCCAATAGTTCTAAATGTATTATTATTTATTTCTTCATTATTTAATTTTTTTATAATATCTAATTTTAACCAGCACATTTGATTATCACACACATTTGAAAATCTATTATTTAATTGATCTACTAGTTCTTTTTTGTTATCTGTAATATTAATTAAATTTTTTTTATTTTGTTCATTATATTTATTAGCAATAATTTTTAATGTGTCCAATGTAAAACAACTATTATCTTCGTATATTTTACTTGGAGCACATTTATTAAAATTTTGTGCCATATTATATTTAATTATATTTTTTTCAAATAAAATATAATTAATTTAAATTTTCTAAATCAATTATATAATATAAAATGTCATATGAAAAATATTTAAAGTATAAAACAAAATATTTAAATTTAAAAGCAAAACTTCATAATGATAGACTTAATAATAATAATAATAATCAAACAGGAGGAGCTACTAATGATGATAATGATAATTTTAATTTACCAGATAGATTAACCAATGAACCATCCAGTATAATGTCTTCCAACCAGTATAGATTATCATCTGATGATAATAATGATAACGATAATAACGAAATGACAGGTGGAAGAAGCGAAATGCGTAATAATGTGATACCAAAAAAAGATAAAAAAACTAATGATATAATGTCAGATAGTGATTATAATTCAACTGATAGTTCATTATTATCTTTTTCAAGTACTATCAGTTCCGGTAATTATGATAGTACTTTTTAAGTATAATATCTAATTAGTAAGTATTATACTATGAATAAACCATAAATATTGAAAATTAATATAATTAATAGTTATTGATTATATTAATATGGAAACTAAATTTAAAATTAATAATATTAAACTATTAAGTACTTGGTGTCATAACTTAAAACATAATACAGATTGTACTATTTGTAGATGTAATTTGAATAATAACTCTATATATTCGAAGGGAAATACATCAATTATTGTATCCGGTTTATGCGGTCATACTTTTCATAAGGAATGTATTCGTCCGTGGGTTATCAAAAATAATCATTGTCCTATATGTTCTGTTAAATGGGCGTATAAACCATAAAATATTTATAGAATTAGTAATTATAAATATAATATGAAAAAATTTTTTTATAATAATGATAATAATGATATAATAGAATGTGGTATTGATGAAGCCGGTAGGGGTCCATTAATTGGTTATGTTTATGCATCCGCCGTAATATTAGATAAAAATATAATTATACCTGATAATTTAATAATAGATTCAAAAAAATTATCAAAGAAAAAAAGAAAAATAGCATTTAATTGGATAAAAGAAAATATAAAAAATTATGGTGTTGGATATGCTACTAATGAAGAAATTGATGCTATTAATATTTTAGAAGCTACCAAACTAGCAATGCAAAGAGCAATTGATAATTTACCAATTAAACCAACACACATAATAATTGATGGTATGGGATGGGAAAAAAAATTTATGAATTTAAATATTACATCAGTAATAAAAGGCGATTCAAAATATCATTCTATAGCAGCATCATCTATTCTAGCAAAAGAATATCACGATGAACATATTATTAATTTATGTAAAGAAAATAAAGAATTAAATATTTATGATTTAGAAAATAATATGGGTTATGGTACGAAAAAACATATTACAGCCATAAAATCAAATGGTTATACTAGTTTTCATAGACAATCATTTATTATAAAATAATTAATTCAGTTCATTTATTATAAAATAATTAATTCAGTTCATTTATTATAAAATAATTAATTCAGTTCATTTATTATAAAATAATTAATTCAGTTCATTTATTATAAAATAATTAATTCAGTTCATTTATTATAAAATAATCTTAATCTATAAAATCATCATTTTCTTCACATACTATTTCATTATTTATTACTTCATTAGATTCATAAATAATTTTATTTTCTTCTACTTCAATTATTTTAACATTAAAACCTTTTTTATTATAAAATGTTCTACGATACGCACCTTGTCTTACAAATGATGGTAATTGATCTACAATATCTAAAATTAAAGGTTGAACTGGATGTTCTTTTTTTCTGGTTATTCGTCCTACTGATTGTTCTACTTCTTTGCGGGGTGTAACCATTAATAATGTATTTAAAGTTGGAATATCAAGGGCTTCAGATGCCATTGAATAAGTTGCAAATATAACTTGGGCTTTTTCTGATTCATCTAATACTTTTTGTTTTAAACCACCGATATAATAACTAGTTGTTATTTCAATTTGTGAATCTAATAAATCTTTTAATATAGTTAAATGTTCTACTCTATCCGATAATATTAATAATTTACGTCCATCTTCTTCTAATATTTTTATTATATTTGTAATAATAAAAATATTTCTTTTTTCAATACCTACTAATTTATTAATTGTTTTTGGTCTATTTATATCCTGACCATAATTTTGTTTATATTCTTTAAAATGAGGATGAGTAATATTATATTTTATTACTTTTACTAATACATTATTTATTATTTCAGAAGGAGCTTTATAAAGTATATCACCAAAATACCAAAATAATACTTTTTCTAATCTATCACTTCTATTAGGTGTTGCCGATAGAGCTAATGTTTTTTTACAAGCAATTATAGGTAATGCTTTTGAGAAATATTTAGATGGTGCATGATGGGCTTCATCAAAAATTACTAATCCAAAATCTCTAAAAGTATCAGTTTCATATTTATCTTTAGCAATTGATTGAAGCATTCCAATTACAATTTCTTTACCATCAATATCTACTTTATTTTGTTGTATAATACCAACATTAGCATTTGTAAATTCTTTTGTTCGTAATAACCACTGATTTAATAAAAAAGATTTATGTACTATAACTAATGTTTTTACTTTTAAAATAGATGCAATATATAATGCTAATATTGTATTATGGGTAACAGTAAAATCACCTAGAACAAATCTTCTGTTACCATCAATTTCAAAACCATAATAGTTGCCAATTTTTAATTTTTCTAATCTAATATGATAATTTAATGTATTTTGATTTAAATTAGTTGTTATTTTATTTTTGGGACATAATACTGGTATATTTTCTATACCTAATCCATAAATATAGGTACAAAAAATACTATCTGATTTATTACATTTAAATGCGGTAAATCCTAATGAACGGGCTAAATATATTATATCATCTAATAATTTTTCATTTTCTAATATAATTTCATAACAATGACTATAATAATAACCAACTGCATCAATAATACCAGCTAATAATGCTAATTGATTTTCTGGAGAATTACATTTATAATGTAATGGTATATATTTTAAATCTATAAGATTATATTGTATTAGAAAATCATATAATATATTATTTTTATTAATTGAATTTATTTCATATTCATTACTATTTATATAATTTAAATATAATAATTTGTATTTTATTTTTAAAGTATCTATTATATATTTAAATATATGTGAATTATATATTGTTATAATACAATTTAAAAAAGGACTGGAACACAACCAATAACCAATTAAATATGGGTCTATTTCTAATTCTTTTTTAGGAAATATAATAGGAACACGATAACCATATAATAATCCCTCATTATGATATTCTTTT